AACTTTTCTCTACCTTTTTTTGTTAAGATAGCGTCAACTGTTAATTCGGTATTACTTAAATATCCCATAATATAATATTATCTTTGTTTATAAATATAATTATTTTAAAATTCCGTTATTCTACTTCTAAAATTGGTTCAGAAGTATTTCTGCCTGTTCTATTTACCGTCAATGTGTTTGGATTAGATACAAATGTTTCAACCGGTGACGACCCATCGATTGTATTCCAAACCTTATTACCCAATGTATCTGTGAAATATTTGTATCCAGAACCTTTATAGAATGAATTTTGCAATCCCGTTGTTAAATCCGATGTATTTCTATAATGTGTTGGTAAATATCCATCTAAATTTTTGACTTCTATTATGTTCCCATCAACAACTGGAACAACCGAACCACTAAATGGTTGAATATTCAATTTAGTTTCAGTATATGTTTGAATATCCGAAATATATCCACCACGTGGGTCTCCTAAACCAGTAACCGATGCAGTTACTGCAAATTTAGTTACCATTCTTTCTTTTTGTTCCGTAATTAATTGAACTCTAATTCTTTCTTTTACTCTCTTATTATCTTTATCAAAATAAGTTCTAATAGCAGAACCACTTTGTGCATAAATACCAAATCCAATAGTTTCATACACAGACTGTCCAACCGTTTCAATACCCAATTCAATTTCGGTTGTTATTGTTGGTTCATCCAATCCTGCATCAATTGATACATTATATTGATAATTGTCTGCCAATGTCAATGGTGAAGTGTTATCCGATATCAAACTATCTAATTGATTATTTTCTCCAATTATAGAATCTATTGAAGCGGTATATATTGTTCCCTCATATTGATTATTTTCACCAAATACATTTTCGGATAAATCTGCATTTATTGAAGAATCCAATTGATTATTTTCACCATTCATTATAGTGGTATCTTCATAATGAATTATTGCTTCCTTTTGATACTCATCACCCGTTGGTTCTTTTTGTGCAATCTTACTTCTTTCCAAAATATGTGGTTCAATTAATAAACCAGTAGTTGCTTTAACTCTTGCAGGCAACATCTTCTTAATATCTTCAAACATTGATTTCTCATATAGTTTGATTAAGTTAATGTATGCGTAAATATCTTTACCATCAAATCTTTGGAAATAATATTTTCTTAAATTATCCAAAGATGTATAATTTGATTTTGTTCTATCGCCCGGGTCACCAATGTAGTTATCTAAATTCAATCCACCTAAAGATTTTGCAATATCAATATTCAATTCTTTCGTAGGGGAGAAAAATAAACCAACTCTATTAGAATCCGTTGGTGATTGGTCAAATGCTTTTTTTGTTACTCTATTTTTAACCGATAAATCAACACCACCACTTACATCGTTTCCGGCAAAATCGGTTTGTGATTCAAATCTAACTTTATTCGTAGAATATCTACCAGACCCCAAATCGGGAATTTCCAATACAACACTTCTATCTATTACTTCAAAGTTATATGGATAATCTGTAATTGAAGTAAATCCGGTTGCAGATGCACTAAATACCGTAAATGTGTTTAATGATTTAATTGCATCGAAATTTATTGAACCAGTTTCTTCTAATATATTTCTTGTAAGTTGTAATGAAGTTGATGGATTTAATTCAATCGTTGGATAATATATGTTAGTATCGACATTTACCAATGATGTTGATACTGCCAAATTTTTAGGGTATTCAAAATCTAATCTAAAATGCAACTCATCAGTTGAACCAGATATCCCATTACCATTAATCATTTCAGGAAACGATACGTGTTCGTAGAATCTTTGAGTGTCCAATTGACTCGACCATAAACGGAATTCATCTACACTACCAACAAAGTTTCCACCCAACTTGATACTATTTCCGTTGTTCCAATTATTTGCAGCCGATGCAGTTATTGATTCTTCAAATATAGTTCTTTCTTTATTTGATTGACGAACATCCAACTTTAATCCCGCCGAACCACTACTAACCGATATACCAAAGAATTCACCATTGTATATAGGTAATATTGACGACGACAATACGTTGGTTGTATTATAATTAAATGCAACTTGTCCAAATCTTTCATCAATAGATGCTGTCAATGATACGTTCCATCCACTTCCTGATATTAACGTATAATTTCTACTTTCAAATGGTTTTACAAAAAATTCTATTGTATTTGGTCTTATACTTGTTAAATTATTTGTTAAATCCCATTCTATCTCAACTGCCGAATTCGCATTCATTTTAAGTGCAGTTGTTATATTATCATAAACCAATTTACTTTTAGAAGAATCACCAACTTCTGGCCCACCAAATTCTAAAATTGAAAGATTCGATGATGGAATACCATAACACGCCATAATTGCGTAAATACCTCTTCTAGTTCCTTTATGCTTTAATAAGTAAGGTAAGTTATTTACAATTCTTCTCCAAACTTCATATGTTCTTTGTTTTGCAGGGTTGGTTTCGGTTGTTTTACCATTCGAATCCATGCCAAATACATAATTCCATAATTGAGAATCAGAAGAAAGATTTTTCGCATCCCAATCAAATGATTTCAACACATCAAATAATAATCTATCAGAAATACCATCCGATGATTTATATCCTAAATTTCTAGTTCTTTCTAAAGCCTTTGTATAAAAATATATGTTATCAAAATGATGACCTATCATTGAAAAGAATAATAAAAAATTACTATTTTCTTCGTTGTTTACAATATATTGTGGAATATTGTTTCTAATCCAATTTGGATTTTCTATATCAAATGATTCTGCTAATTCTATAATGTTATCATACCAATTTGTAACCGCATTGGTAGAACTTAATTGTCTAACATTCCCAACAAACGGCCAACTTAGTGAAGATGATGTAAATAAGAATTGTTCAAACCCATCAAATCCTTGTATTAATTGTTGCTTCTTAATACTTTGTCTTTCTATTTCTTGTTTAGATTGTAGTGTATTATTCCAAGATGGTAATTGTGCATTTGTTATAGCATCCTCATATACCTCTATTAATTGTACCTTGTATACAAAATTGTCAACTCTTTCCTTTGCAGAACTAAAATGTGTAAAATTATCCCACAAATAAGTAGAATCGTTTGCATATTGTATGTTTAAATCATCCGTATTTACTAATGACGAACTTAAATATGTTGCAACCAATTGTGCACTAGATGAAACGGATGCACTTAATATCAAATCATCCAATGATTCATATCCGGTAGACTTACCTTGTACAAAATCAACTTCTATACTAAAATTAGGCCCTTTAATTGGAGGACAACTTAAATTAGATTGTTCAGTTAATACAACCGTTTCAATTAACGGATTTGTTAATAGTTTGGTAATCCAAAATGTAGAATTTTCACTTACACTTGCAGGAAGTGGAGAATATAATTTTAATATTAAAGATGGTACTTCTTTTGTGATTATTGTATTTCCCAACTCATCCTGTGACTTATCGGATAGTGTAAAATTATCTTCTTCCCATGATGACACTAATATTTGCTCATCATTACCAAAGTTTGAAAGATGTGTTAAATACTTACTTTCCTTTTCAGGTTCAGTAAATTTGATATTTTCTACAAATGCATCAAATAAAGATTTTTTAATAATAGTTTCATCCAATTGTATTGCCGGATATGATATATTTGTCTGTATTTCATATTCGTTTCCAATTAATTCATTAGACCCGGCCGTATTGATTGGTTTTAATTTTAATGTAACACTCTTACTACCATTCCATCCAGAAAACTTATTTGCAAGTTCTTTTAAATTAATTTTAAATGAACCATTTGGTGTTAATTTTTTAAATAAAGATATTTTAGTATTATCCTTTAATACCAAATCGACATCAATATGAGATGTTGAAAATGTAGTGTATGAAACTTCATAATCAATTGATAAATCAGAAAAAGCGGGTACAACAATGGAATCGGTATATTTTATTTCAGTAATTGACGGAAAGTCATTTATAGAAACAAAATTTAAAATAATTTCACTTTTATCTCCTGTACCATATAAATCACTAGCAGGAACTGCAATTATTTTCTTACTACCATATACACCTAAAAAATCACTCTTAAATGATAGTGTTATAAATCCATTTGTAGCATTTACTCTGATTTTATTAGTAACTGATGTATAGAAGTCAACAAAATCACAATCGGTTGTACTAAATTTTATATTTACAATACCATCGGTGTCCGATTCTTTTATTTGTTTTGTATATGTAGTAGACTCTAATGTTATAGATGGTTTTGCAGCATTAATTTCCTTCTCTAAAATTACAGCCACGGCCATACCACCACTTAATAATTCGGAAGCTTGTGCACCTATGTGAGTATCACCAACCGACCACTTACTATAATCTATTGGATAGTTTGCAGCGTTTTGTCTATTTGTATAGTATATTTTTTTTATACTATAATTCGGAGTTAATGTATTTTCTAAAAAAATATTTATTACCGAACTTTTTAGAAGAGATTTTAAAAGGGATTTGCCATCAGTATTACCATCTGCTAAAAGTATATCATCACTATCTAATGTATTGTTATTTGATGTGATTTCATATTTTAATTTTATCTTATCACCTACTTCATTTTCTAAATTTGAACTTAATGCAATTTCATAATTTATCAAATAGTCTGGTTCTAAAACCGGGTCGGCCGGTGTAATTGGGTCTTGTGGATTTTGGCCGACTGGGTCATTGGAAGGTGGTGTAGGTGTTGGTGGCACTCCTCCTCCACCGCCACCGCCTAAATAGATGTCATTATCTAAATAATTACTTGTGTCATTTAATCCAGGGCCCAATGGGCCTGAGATATCCGTATCTTCTTTATATTGTCTATTGTATCTTATTGACATCTATTGTTTTTTATAAATATTTTTTATCTAATATTTTCTTCTCTACCAAATCCACGATCCGTTTGTTCTCTACCATCATTTGGGTCATTACCGACATATCCACCACCACCGCCGCCACTACCGATTCCACCACCACTACCGGTTCCACCACCATCGTTTGGTGGTGGAGGTGGAGTGTATCCACATATTGTAGAATTTGTTTCAATCAATTGTTCATACGAACCACCACTACCATCTGCATATTTTCCATATTGGTCATATCCTTTACAAAATGTATTTAATAATGTTCCTCTTGTTGGATATGTTGGTTCAACAAATGAACTTGTTGCATCGTTAAATATAGTAATGGTTCCATCCGGTGAATATACATTTCGTTTGGTTTCCGAATATGTACTAAAAGAATTTAAGTTATCCTGTATTTGTTTTTGCAATTCTACTATTGAAAATTCTTTCGGTAATGTTGTTATAGTAATGTCTCTTCTTTTTAATATTTTTGAATTTATATCTATACAACTATTTAATATCTTTTGAATTTCAGATAACATTACATCAAAATCATAAATTTCAAAATCTTCAAATCTCAATTCGGATGGTTTTCCAAAATTGGACTCTTTTATGTTGTAGTTTTTATTATTTAAATAATATGTTACAGATGTTTTAAAATCTTCAAATATTTTTGTTCTAAAATTTGCAAAATTACTTAAACCAAAATCAATTTTTAATGTATTGAAAAAATCTTTTCCATATTTTGTTTCTAAATAAGAATCTATTTTAGCTAAAAATGTATTATCAAAAGAAAGTATTGAATTTAAAATCGAATCTTTATAATATAAAAATTCCTTATTTAAACTTTTTAAATTTTTAAATTGATTATTGTTTATTGAATTGATATTTGTATCTTTTGTTTTTAATGGTATTATACGAATTTCCTCTCTAGATGGAGAAACTTCCTGTATCCACACTCTTGTCAATTCATTGTCACTACCAACTTTATTTCTAACAAAATTTATATTAACTTTTAATATACCATTTGTAAATCCTAATTCATTTAAAAGTTTTTCAATATTAATTGCAAGTTCCCTCTGTCCAACTTTATTTGTTATATTATATAAATAATTTTGTATATCACCTTTTTTTATATACGCAACTTTGTTTCCTGATTTTTGTGGTAATAAATTATTATTAATGTCGTATACCGAAACTTCCATGACATCATATTTACCAATACCAAAATCGGTTTTTTCAATTTCATTTTTTGAAACTATAAACAAATCATCAGCTTGAATAAATTTACCCTCATTGGATGATTTATTATTTATATCTTCTATATTTGTATATTTTGTAATACTCATTATTTATTTATTTTAAAATCCGTCATAACTTTTTGGATGTGCAATTTTTAATGCATGTTTGAAAGATTTAGTTTCCGATGTACCATCTGCTCTTTTTACAGTTATAGTTAGTGCAGAATTATAAAATATCGTATTGTCTCTCTTACCATATGAAGTATTTTGTGGAGTTGCAACAAATGTAATTTCCTCATTTGCACCAGGTGACATTTTGAATGATGATTTAGGTATACTAAACCATTTTTGATTTCTGTCAAATGTTGCATTGATTGTAATATCAACCGGCTCTAAATCATTATTTATTAATTTCAAATTCTCACCTCTAACCCACTCCTTCACATCATCTCTTGCATTCTTAATCTTATATGCCATAGTTGAATCCGTAGGTGAACCTTTAGGTGTGAAATTTACATTTACTATTTTATTTATTATAGTTCCGCCTTGTGCCTGTGTAGTTTGCTCTAAATCTTTTTGCTGTCTTACTGCACCCAATTGAGCCTGCAAACCTTCAATGATTGCATTTAGTGAATTTATTTGTTGAATCAATGCTTCAATCTGTGCTTTAAAGCCTGTCTTTTGTGATTGTAATGATGCTCTCAAAATACTTTCATCAACTGACTTTTGTAATGATGTTGCAATTTGCGATGCAAAATCTTCAATAGTAGAAGTTAAAGTTTCTATTTGATTTACCAATAAATCATTGGTTTGTTCAATTGTTAGTCTATTATTTATTTCAGCTTGAACTTGTGCCTGTAAATCGGATATCGTAGTATTTAGTGTTGCAATTGTAGTATTTAATGTTGCAACTTGTTTTCTCAAATCCAATGAAGTTGTAAGTTCCGCATTATAAACAGGCCTTGGTACTAAATCTAAATTAGTTGCAGGTATGTTTGGAAGTAATTCAACAACCGTAACATCAACCGCTTTAATTAATTCTTCGGTATCATATTTATCCTTTGTCAATCCTTTAAATACTAAAGATGATGCAGCATTTTCATTAACAATATTGACACCATATTCATTTTTGACAATAGCAGACGACCCCGAAACTTTAAGGATAGATTCGATTCTTTTATCTTTTTCTTCTTGCAATTTTATTGATATTGCTTCTAAATTGGTCATTTACTTAAACTATTTCAAATATTAATTTATCATCTATTATTGTAGATATATCATTTTCTACTATTTTCAATTTCAAAAGGTAAGTTCTATTTATTGGTAATGTATTCAAATCCATTATAAAATAATTGGATGTAGAATCACAACTAACTTTTGTGTAATCACCGAATGGAAATATTACTTCATCCGTTTTATAGTCTTCCAATTGATAGTATGTAGTTCTTGGTAAATATTTTGTTTGGTCATATGCAAATGTTGTTCCAAAAGATTTTAGTGGAAACATATCTCTACCTTTAACTCTAATTTTTACTTTTTGGTTTTGAGGATATTCATTCTTTAAATTTTGAAGAACAACTTTATAATCATCATCAGATGCTGAACCAGTTACAGGAGTCAAACTTCCAGTTGCAAATGATTGGTCATTCCAAACTAATTCTAATTTTGGTTCGTATATAGTATTTGTTTCTTTTGAGAAAAACTTTAATACACCATAATCCAAATCATCGGATTCGTTGGTAAGTCCATGATGAACTATCAAACCATTATTTGGTAAAGAACCACTAATCCACAATGAAACTATATTGGTAACATCCATTCTAATATCATCATGTTCGTAGTTAAACGATTGTGACGCAGACCCTGATAAGTACCAAGTACCACCCTCTGCATTTGCAGAACCGGTTGTTCCCGGAGTAAATTCGGCAGTTCCTGCAATAACATTATCTTGCCATGTATCTATTCCGTTTCTATACTTCCAACTAACACCATCCGTACTTATGTTATCAAATTTAGTACCAGTTCCCATTGTCCAGCTTTGAGATACTGCATTTGCATATATTACATATTCTAATGGAAGCTCTTCGGAATTTGCTGCTCTTAAATTTAAGAAAACAGAATAACTACTTGTTCCTACATTATTTGTAATAGAAGAAGATAATTCGGTTATATCAAATTTTAATAAACTTCTAGCAATGTCTTTTGAAGAACCATAATAAAGTTTACCTACTTCTAATATCTCATCCCTACCTGCGTTTTGGTCGGGTTGCTGTAAGTAAATACTAGCATCGTATGATGATGTAAAAAATTTATGCATTATAGTGCCCTCCCTTTTATGTCTTTGTTAGGATATTTAACTTCGAATACACATGGGTCTAAAGATGGATAAACTATCTTACCTTTAGTTGCTTCATCGATGTTATATCTGTTTGTTGAATAATTACCATCACCACCACATAAGTTCGAAATCTTAACGGATGGTACACTCATAACTCCTTCTATATTTGCTAGTATTAATTCAATTTCCGAAATGTTAATTGGTTTATTGAATGTCCAATTATCTATTTCAAAATATTGTTGTAATTTTGCTAAACACTCTGCTAATACTTCTCTTTTATTATAATTTGAATAAACCATAATTTCAAAATCAACACCTATATTTACAACAAATCCGTCAATCATATTTACTGCATCCGTTATCATACGATACTCACCTAAATATGTTTTAAGATTTTGCTTAACTGCTTGGTTTAAATTTGTTAATTTTTTATTTGAATCATATCCCAAAACATACATATTAATTGCAAATGGGTTATTAACTTCGTTTAAGTTGGATTTCTTTTGAGTCAAATATTTAACTAATTCTGTTTGAATATCTTGTTTTGGTAATCCTTTTATAGAATCAACTAAGTTTGCAAACTCTGTTATATTTTGTGGAGATGCAAGAATCGATGAAGGAGAATTATTATCAATTTCACCATCAGGACTTACATATACTTTTGCAACACTACCATATCTTTCCGGCATTGACATTGCTCTAACAATATAGTCTTGTCTAGTTACTGCTCTATTTTGAGAACCAAATGTTGCCAGTGCATTTTGTCTAATTTCTTCAATTGATTCTACACCTCTACCACCCGTTGCTGGTATTAGATTTTCAACTGCAACCGATGATTTAGTATCATTGTAAGAATTTAATAAATTATCAGGTATCGATAATAAGTCATCTTCAAATTCTATTCTTCGTATACTTGTTAAATCTCTTTGATTTATATTGGATGCCACACCACCACCTATTAAATATTTTATAGTTAATGTTTTATTTGCAGGAGCAACACCAAACGTATTAGTTTTTAAAAAATTAGATGGGTCAATGCTTTGGTTCAATCTACTAACCGAATTTGCCAACCCTAATCCAACATTTTTTGGATTTGGTAAAATGGTTTCATCCGATAAGTTAACATCCCCACTTCCGAATTGTAAATCAATTGTATTATCCGAATTTACTTTTGTAGAAAATCTATATGGAACTTTTTGAATTTCCAAAACATATGGAACGGAACCAGAATATTGCGATAAGTCACTATTATATTCGGTATTTGGTTTTTCAACAAATATACTTTCTTGTGCCAAATAAGGAACTTCATACCATTTTACATTATCTTCATCAGTCACAGATACTATTTGAATTACATTTGTGTCTGATAATGTTATACTAGGATAATCAACATCATCACTCAATGTAAGTGTTGTAGATATCTCTTGTGCAGATATTGCTTTTACTTTTTTTGTAATAAGATACTTCGATGGTACACCAGTTGAATCCCTTTCGTATACTTCAATTTCTCTATCCGTTGGTGATGAAAAATCAACCGAATCTACGGTTCTAAATATGATTGATGCATTTGTATTTGATTCGATTTCCATACCATCTTTTATTCGAAGATAGTATCTTGAATCGGGCTGATTACCATTCGCAGGAACTAATTGATAAACCGTTATATCCGTTACTGCCGGAGAAGTTACTTTTGGTTTATACCCCATTTGTTGTGCAAGTGCCATTACATTCTTCCTTTCGGTCGCATGTACTAACATTGATTCTTTTAATTGTACATCTTGATAAAATGACAACATATCACCAACAGCTGCGGCTTGGTCTATGAATATTGAACCAGGTGAAGCTTCGGAAAAATCGGAATATTGATTTGGGAAATATGTTTTGGTAAACTCTATAAGATTCTGCTTTAATGTTGCAAAATCTTTACCAACATATGATAAGTCTTTATTTCCTATATTATTTAAGGGTTTAATCGGCATTATTAATTATTTACATTTATTTGAACTTTCTCTGATAAATTTCGGTTTGATGTTAGTGAAAACTTTATATCTAAAAATATTTTATTATTGTCAATATCATTATCATCATAATCAAATATAATTTCGTCTATCGTTATATACGGCATCCAAATTGAAACGGCATCCAATATTGCATTTTCAATTCTACTTTCTATCAAATCACTATCAATTTGTTCAAAGATTACTCTCCACACATCGCAACCAAATTCGGGTTCCATTATTCTTTCACCTTTGTGAGTTAGAATTAAATTTTTTAGACTATCTTTGGCTTGGGTTAATGTTGAGTAATTCACAGCAAAAATACCACCAGTATCTGAATTTCTATTAATCCCAATACCTAATATTTTATAATTATTTTCTGTTAAATCGGTTACATTAACTTTTCCAAGTTCAATTGCCATTATTTAAATCTTTTTACTAATTCACTATAATCCCTCGTCAATGCTTTTATTGTAGCATCTTGTAATGCATCACCCGTTGATTCCAATTGCTGTGGAATGTTTTGAGGTACATCAATCCCCCTAAAATCCATTGTTTCCCACTCACTCTCATCAACCCTCAGTTCAGGTTTAATCATATCCAACACACTACCAACTGCCTGTGCACCTTCTTTTCTTTGTTCTGCAGAAAATGGTTGCGTCATATTAAGAATCTCATTAATCATAGGGTCTTTACTAAATTCCTTTTTGATTTGAGTCCTTTGTTGTTGAATCGGTTGTTGTTTTACAATCGGTTTAGATGTAACTTCTGTCATCTCTCTCAATGATGGAGTAGATGGTTTCTTTTGTGAGTTTAATGTAACTGCACCAGATTTGATAAGCTTCGTTAATTCTTCTTTAACTTGTTGCTTAACTTCGTTTTTAACAACTTCTTTAATTAAAGTTAGTAAAATTTCTGATTTCATAATAATTGTTTATATATGTTTAGTAATAAATATTGAAAGATAAAATTTACCTTTTATGTTTTAGACTTTGCGTTTAGATTGTTAGCCGAAGCCATCAATTCTTTTTCATCATTTGTAATTATAGATTTCAATGCTGCCTGAAAATCTCTATCTACTTGAGATTGACTACCTTCGGTAAATCCTTTAACCAATTGTTTAGCAACACTATCCGTTGTAACTCCCTCACCACTATCTATTACATTATAAACGGTTCCACCAGCAAGTGAAACCATATCTTTAAAATCTAAAGATGTTAGTGGATTTTTTAAACTCAATGGTTTAACAAAATATCCAAACCAAGGTAATACTCCTGGTGCAGGTGGCATTGGTGGTGGATATTGTGATGTGGTTATAAATAATCCAGATAAAGTTAATAAGTGTAGAGAAGCCGATACTACAAAATTTAAAAGCCACGGTGATACACTATTCATTGGTGGTATCGATATTGGTATCCATACTCCTGGAAATATAACCAATCCATTTACGGTTATTATATTTTTTACTGCTCCTGGTGTTGGGATAGTTGGTGGTGTTTTAGATAAAGTTGCACCCACCCAATATGCTTGAACGGCCCTGCCAATATCTCTCAATAAATCACCATTTTTATCTAATTTAGTCGAACTTAATATTCCGACCAAAGCTGCTTGCATAAGTTCTTTATTACCTCTGACAACGGATGTACCATCACCACCTATTAAAGTAAACCCCGATTTAACTACCTTATCATATTCTTCTGCCAACGATTGTGCAAACCAATAATTTTCATTTAAATTTGATAAAGAATCATTTGTTAAATTGTTTTGAATAAAACCATTATTTAATAAATCTAGATTAGCACCAGCTGCTAATTTTGCACCAATTTTATTTTTAGCAACATTTTCAGCCATTTCCAATGCCATATTTATATAAAAATCCGACCAGGAATTGGATGTTCCTGTCATACCCGATTTTACTGCTGCGGTATTGTATAGACTTTTTGCTTTTGATAAATTAATAGCCATCTTATTTACTTAAATAATTGGTTGAAGATAATATGTCTTTTAATTTATTGGAAATTGCGGTGAAATCAGTAAAATTTTCCGGCCCCATTTTAGATGGGCCAGATGGAGTTAAAAAGATTTGCGAACCTATTGCAATTATCAATTCTTGTAATATAGCAACCAATTCACCACCTAATACCATTTTTTGAACGGAAGCACCTGCATCACCTTCTCCACTATTCTTTCCTATATAAACTTTACCATTTTCCGAATTAAGAAATATTTGATTTGCTCCGGCCGAATGAATTGTAATATTTTTATTTGAGTTTACATAAACTTCTTTCTCTGCATCGATTGAATACTTACCATCGGTTATAACACCTGTATTTCCTTTACCAAATATGATAAATTCTTTTGCTTTTGCTGATAAAATTATTCTATCAGAATTTACAAATAATTGGTCACCTGTAAAATCTTTTGAATTTGGATAATCGGTAAATCCAACTTTTTGTTTTTTAATAGTTTCTTTAAATGGTATTTTGACTTTGTTAGAAGTAATATAAATTGATGTTCCGTCTTTATTTATATCTTCATCTATTAACTCACCTATTTTTTTAGAATCTAATTCTGGG